GTAGTCGCCCAGAACTTTGCAGAGTAACTACTTCCTGTAACTACTCCGTTTGTTTTCTCTGCCCAATCTTGAGCTAAGTCTCTGGCAGTTTCAGCAGCAGTCTTAGCTGTTTCTACGTCAGCAACGTTAATTACTAATTGTAATTTTGATGCTGAAATATCTGAAGATAAGGTTCCAGATGTGTGATCTACAACAACTGCGTAGATATTCTTGGTGCTATTATCACGAACCGTATCGTTCTTTATAAACGCGGTATTTGTTGCCCAGTTTCCTTTCCATTGGAAAGCAGAGTTAATAAGCGTCAGCGCACCAGCGGCGTTAAAACCAACTTCTTTATTAGCTCGGTTTGCTGCGGATTCAGAAATAAGCTGATCGCCATTAGTACCGGCGGGAAGCTTAATCGACCTGTTGGTAATAACTTCAACGTTATCAAATCCAGTTTCAATGCCGTCAACGCGATTGTTAATATCTTGCGCACGGGCAGTAGTACCCGATATAAGGTCTGAAGGTTTAGTAAAAGTGGCACTCATCTATTTAAGCCTCGTAAAGAGTAATTCAGTTGTACGCCCTGCAACGTAAAAGAGGGATCAGTAGCGCTTGTATGAACGATCAATAAACTGATGTTCCTTCCGCTGCCGTTTAAGTAAGCTTCTGCTGAAGCCACTGCGGCACTAGACCAAACAAAGTTATTCCACGATCCAACGTCCCAAAAACTACCGCCGCCATAAACTGTGGTTGACGAGCTTACTGACGAACCGCCAGCGCCATAATCGTAGTCTGCTAGGTAATTTAATGTCGCCTGACTACCTGCTGCTAGTTCTAGCGTTGCTTTTCGGTAGCGCTTTTTCTTGTGTGGGCTATTTAAGTTTGTAAATGGAAGACGCAAGAACGACTGAATAGCTGTGCCGTTAAACGACGTTCCACTATCCATAAGCATTACACTGCCATCGGTGCATCCAATGTAGTTTTCTGTAACAAAGCTTGGGGCGTGTTCTAACAGCCAAGTGCTAAAACCTACAAGCTGCCGGTTAACAATAGTCCCAACCAGTACGGTCTTATCGTCAAAGAAAAGGCGGTATTGGTTCTTATCTTTGTTAACAGTTGCGCCAACAGTGTTAGTCTTACGCGCATCTAAAAAAGGCTTAACAAGTGATGAAACACTCGCAGATTCAAAGTCGCCAAAAGCTTGTGTCGCTGTCAGGCTGCTAAGATCGTCACCATTAAAATAGTAAAGGTCTGAGTCCATCTGAGCGTGTGTATAGCTAACTGCTCCAATGGCAGGTGAATAAGATTTCAAATCCCAATTTGCAGCAGCAGTGCCGTATAGAACTGAGACTTGGCTAACCCCAGTAATTGCCAAGGAGTTACCTTGCATACTGTTTAGACCCGTTACTTCAGAACCAATACCGATCTCTCCAGCGCCAGTAACTAGAGTCCAACTGGTCGGGTTTCCCGTAGCACTATGCTGCACTGATCCACCAGAAAACGACAAGAACAAATGGTTCTTATGCACATTGATATGAGACGGAGTATCAGTCGTCATGCCTGTGGTTAGCAGTGTTAGTGTTGTTCCATTAAACTGGAATGCTTTATTTACGCCATTGCACCCATACATATTTAGAGTGCTAGAGTGGCCACCAAAGTTATGGTTTACAAACTCGTAGTGGCCTCCTGCGGCTAGTGCTGGTGTCGAAACAACAGCCCATCCACTGGTAGTTGATTTGTGCATAACGCCAGCCGAACCAGCAGCGTTATTGCGGAAGGCGTATACCACGCCATTGTATTCCCAAACACCTCTAATGGGGCCGCTACCTGGCACTATTAATGACGTACCAGCGGTTCTACCATCAAATATCTTGTACCCATCTACGCGACGGTATCCACCATTCAAAGAACACTCGTAGTTCTGAGCTAAGATCGCTCTTCCTGCGCTTATCTGAATTGCGGGGCTTACAAGATCAAGACCACCAACTAGGGGCCATGCTTGGGATTGAACTGCCATCGTTATGCCACCGGTCTTTCAGCTAAAGTAATCGTAGGTAAAGAACTTACGCCCATAGAAGATAACCGTATGTTTAACTGGGCTTGTGCGTCTTGGTATAACTCAGGAGCATCTTGTTCAGCAGCTACATAAAGTATCGCTTTATAAAGTACAGCGTCGTGATATTGCTCTGCTAACAACAACTCATCTGTGTTTGTAGATAGTTGTTGTGGAGTCCTAAAATAATCAAAGCTAATCGCATACACCGCATCTGGCAGTGTATTAAACGATATTTGATTGTCTGGTCTAATCGTGAAGCTGTTAGGCTTCCCGCTTGAAAATGTAGTACGCAACCATGTGGCCCAAGGAACGAAGGTTAAGTACCCAGTGCCATTGCTGTCCGTGATGCGTACAGAACTTGTGATCCATTTACCTAAAGCTGGCGATAGCGCCAAGTTATTTACTGGATCATAGTTTTGTTGGCCATTTACTGTGTTAAAAGATCCTGTCGTCCAAGAGAAATCCCAATCATAGAGATTCTGAATTTCAGTCCAAGCTCGGTTAATCCAATCAACAGACTTCTTGTTAAGACCAGTTTGGCCAATAACAGAAGCCACGCCTTGATCGCTAAGTCCTGTTTCTTTTAACAGCTTGTCGCAAAGTGCCAGATAATTCAAAGTTTAACCCGCCAATGAGTAGGGGAAACGTTGCAAGTCGCGGGTTGTATCAACTCCGTCTACTCGCTCAGTATTTGTGATGACCGCGTTGTCGATCACTTCAATCACTTCGGGAGGCAGGTCTACTGGCTCGTTACGTTTGATCTGATAGGCATAGCCATTTACAGATACAAAAATATCACCTTTACCTAGATCGCCATCCTGATTGTGGAAGATCACTTTTACACGGCTGGGTTTGGTAGCGCTCCGCTTTTTAGCGGCTGGCTTTTCATTAGTAACCTCAACGGTATCTACTTCAGTCATTTGTTTACTCCATAAAAAAAGGGCGCCGATTAGGGCGCCCTTTGGGGGAAACTAACCTAGTGGTTAGTCAGTTACAGCAGACTCAATACGAACCATAAAGGCGTCGTTTAGAATTACTGCGGTTTGCATAGACTTCCAGCTAACATGACCACGTTGGGCCAATGGATCGCTATCAGAAGGCTTGGGGTTTACCACGGCTGGGCTTAGACTTGAGCCGCCTTTAAGTGGAACGATACCGTAAGCATCACGGCCTACAATCAACGTAGTGTATACGTCAGCAACCGAACCAGCGGTGGAGATCATCGCACCCTTAGTTGCGCCACCGTTGGCGATTGATGAGAAGATTGTAGAACACATATAACGCACGTCCTCTACCTTACCAATCTCGCCTTCATGTGGAGTTAGCTGACCGTACTTCTCAGTAGGAACAAACCCAGCAAAGCCGCGAATTACCGCGTCCATATCAGGGTGGATCAAACCGATAAACGAAGGTGCAACAGCTTCAGTGCCGTAAGAAGGTGTGCTTCGTACTACTGAAGTAATTTGCCGTGCATTCTGACGTTTCAATGTACGAGTCGCTTTACGCTGGTCGGCCAAAGTCATTTCAGTGTTTACAGCGTTACGCGCAGAACCGTTTGCGTACTGTACGTTAGTGCCAGCTTTCAATACGTTGAAACGAACTGTCTCAACAGATTGAGCAGCTTGCTCACCTAACACTTCAGCAGCTTCACGCAAGACGGGGTCTTCGTGAGTGTCGATAATAACGTCACTGATGGTTACTAAGTCACCGTACTGTTGTAGGGTGGCCGTAACGTCAACAGCCGCTAACTGCTTTGCTGTTGGCGTGACGCCCTCAGTCAATGCGGTAGTGGTTAGTGCCAAGCTGGAATAGCGACGGAACTTTTGTACTTTTGAAGACTTGCTGGCCAAAGGACGTGCCTGACCGAACTTCTCTAATACTAAGTATGGAATGCCGCGCTTGAGCATTTCTTTAGCAGCAAACGCTGCGGTACGTGGTGAAATATCACCATATTCTGTGTTAGCCATGATGGCCTCCTAATAATTTAACTAGCGATTATCAGCAGCAAACATTTCAAACGCAGTGTCGAAGTCATCTGGTGGGATTACTCCAGAGGCCGCTGGCCCTGGTTTAGATCGAACCCCAGTAGAGTCTTCTAATTGCTTAGCTCGCTTTTGCTGAATACTTGTGACGGTTGAAGTTGTTGCAATCTCTTCCTGCGGCAGACCCAGTTTGTAGTAGTCGAGTAGCGTAGAG